AGCCACAAAAATCATGTGCCGGGTCATGCACCCGAATGTGGACATCTTCGCCAAAGAAGAAATCTCCCCCTACTCGCACGGCGAATATCCTTTCATCGAACTCCCCCGCGAGCGCGTCACCCGTTGCCTCATCGAAGCCCGAGGCATCCCCGAGATCGTCAGCACCATGCAGGCGGAGATCAAAACCCAGCGCGACTATCGCACCGACCGCGCCGGAATCGCCATCCTGCCGCCCATGCGCGTGCCCGCCAACCGTGGCAAGCTCGACATCATCCTCGGCCCCGCCGTGCAAATCCCCGAGCGCCGCCCCAACGAAATCGGCTGGATGCAACCCCCGCCCTTCGACCAGGGAACCATCGAGATCGAACGCGCCGTGCGCCGCGATGTGAATGAATACTTCGGCATGGCAGGCGAGGGGGTCGATCCCAACTATGTCGCCCTCGTCCAGCAGCACACGGTGGACCGCTGGCTCCGCGACTTTAAGGGCATCATCACCCAGACCTACCAGCTCATGCAGCAATACATGCTGCCCGTCCAAATCCTCCGCGTCTCCGGTGGCCAAGTCCTCCCCTTCCAAGCCGACCGCGAAAGTATCCAAGGCAAGTTCGACCTCATCGTGGATTGGGACGCCAAGAACCTCGACGCCGAAGCCCTCGGCGTAAAGCTCGATTACATCTCCAAAGCGGTTGTCCCCATGGACACCGCCGGAGTCATCGACCGCGCCGGGCTCATCAAGTTCATCATGGCCGCCGTCGATCCCGTTTTGGCCGACCTCCTCGTCCGCGACCCCGGCCCCGCCGCCGCCATGGAAGCCAACGAAGAACAACTCGCCTTCACGAAAATCGCCGCAGGCACCGAGCCCGAACTTCCCGCCGAAGGCCAAAACCACCAGCTCCGCGCCCAAGTCCTCCAAGGCATCATAGCCGCCAACCCCGCCCTCCAGCAGCGCATCCAGCAAGACGAGATTTTCCGCAACATGATCGAGGCCCGCATGAAGGGCTTCAACTTCCAGCTTCAACAACAGCAAAACGCCCAGATAGGCCGCCAAGGCACCCTGCCCGCGTTGCAGCAAGGAGGCGCACAATGAAGGCCACGCCCTACCGCACGGTCCGCGATGGCGTGATCTCCCGTATGGGCATCGACCCCGCGCAGCCGCTCATGGCTTCGCAGGCTTCCGCGCTCGCGGAGTATCTCACCACCGCCGCCGCGACGGCTTGGACATTCTTTGATTGGCCGGAGACGAACTACACGGAGAAGCGGGTTGTATTGGGCACAGGTTTTGCCGAGGGCGGCTACACCTACGAGCACGATTACCAAGGCACGATTTCCTACATTGGCCGCGCTGTGCAGGGCTCGGAATTTTCCGACTTTGTGTGGCGCATCAAGCGGGTGAGCACCACGGCCAGCGGCGAGGTTTCCAATATCGACACCGCGCTCAATGTCGCGTGGAACGACCGCACCACCGCACTCTATGTCGAGGATTCTGGCAACGAAGCTCCCGAGGATGCGTTGCCCTACATTCCGCTCATCCAGACCGGCCAGACGCCTATCGGCAATGTTGCCGCCGTTTACGCCGACAAGCCGAGCGAGTATGCCATCACGCAGAAGTTGGAGTTTGTCGTTACCGGCGACAGCCTCGTCATCATCGACGAGAACTATGTCTCGGGTCCGGTGTATGTGGAGTTCTCACTACCGCAGCCCCGCTTCACAGCGACCGCTTTCAACTCCTCCACCGCTTACGCAGCGGGCGATCTCGTTTACTACAACACGACCGGTGATTGCTACGAAGCCCTCGCCGACACAACCGGCAATCTCCCGACCAACGAGGAGTTCTGGCTGCGCCATCGCATCCCGGCATTCCTCGCTGATTACCTTAAGTTTTACGCACTCGCCGAGACGCTTTCGGAGGACGGCCAGATGGACAAAGCCAACTACCAGTTCAGTCGCGCCGAAGGCATCCTCCAGCAACGCATGGACGACGCCTGGCTCCGCAAAGGCGAGGTCCGCAGATGGTCCGCTTCCTTCCAATAACCCCCTATTGACACCCCTCCCGATAATTAAATTACCGATATGAGCAACCCCACCGTCCAGATCGCCGCCCGCAGTTCCGCAGGCATCGTGCAACCCGTCCAAGCCACATCAGATGGGGCTCTGCGAGTTACCACCGGATTTCCAGTCCCTCTTTACGACAAGTTTGAAGTCTTCAAAGTCGGTGCCACGAACAACACCGATTACACGGAATACAGCTTTGGCGGAACCGCAGTCGCCCGCATCCGCATGACCTATTTCGGCGGCGTTCCCGCTACCGACAACGCCCAACTCAAAACCTCCTTCGTTCAGTATCCGCCATTCGCGTAACCATGTCGCAAGTTTCGTTCGATCCCCTCACCGGAAACATGATCAGCACGACCGCCCAGGTCGCGCAGCTCGACTCCTCGGGCCAAATCTCCGGCACGATGATCCCCGACGATTTCGACGATGTGCAGAGGTTCGAGTCCGTGGCCGATTTCCCGCCCGAGGGCGTCGTCGCCCGCATTTACTTTCCCGCAGATACCAACATCCCGCACCGCTGGGATGTGGACACCCTTTCCTATCTACCCATCTCGTCCGACGCGGACGGAGGTGAGTTTTAGGACTAACCCCGCAGAACAACCAAACACCCCCTAACACAAATGCCCAATACCCTTCGCATCAAACGCCGCCTCTCCGGTAACGCCGGAGCCCCAGCCAGCCTCGCCATCGGTGAGTTGGCCTACAACAAGGTTGACGACAAACTCTACATCGGACTCGACTCCGGTATCGTCGCCCTCGCCGGTGAAGGCCACTTCGCCACGAACGCCGACCTCTCCTCGGAAGTCAGCACGCTGAACAGCAGCATCACCTCCGAAACCTCCCGCGCCACCGCAGCGGAAGCCGCCCTCGGAACTCGCATCGACAATGTTCTCTCGAATGTTGACGGAGCCGCCCTCGACAGCCTCACCGAAGTTGTCACAGCCTTCCAGGCCGCTGACTCCAACCTCAACGGAGCCATCACCTCCCTCGCCAGCTCGGCCACCAGCGCCCTCAACTCCGCCGTAGCGACTCTCGAAGCCGCCGACAGCGCCCTCGACGGACGCCTCGACACAGCCGAGAGTGACATCGACGCCCTTGAGAGCCGCGCCACCAGCATCGAAGGTGCCGCCTCGACCCTCGCGGGCCGCGTCACCACAGCCGAAGGCGACATCGACGCCCTTGAGAGCCGTGCAGGCACCATCGAGAGCGCCGCAACGACCCTCGCCGGTCGTGTGACGACTGCCGAGTCGGACATCAACGCCATCGAGTCCGCAGCGACCACGCTGGCTGGCCGTGTGACGACCAACGAAGGCGACATCGACGCCCTCGAGTCCCGCGCAGGCAACATCGAATCCGCAGCCACCTCGCTCACCTCCCGCGTTTCCGCGCTCGAGACCGAGATCGACGGCGGCAGCTTCTAGTAGCTCCCTTCCCCCAATAGCGGCGGTGCGGTTCCAGCCCGCGCCGCCGCCACGGGGCCACTGCTTAAAACTTAATCCTTAAAACTTAAAACTTCCCCAATGGCCACGGTCATAAAACTCCTGCGAAGCACGGTCCCAGGCCGAGTCCCCACCGCCGCGCAAGTGGCGCAGGGCTCCCTTGCCATCAACTTGGCCGACCGCCGACTTTACAGCAAAGACCACACCAACGAAGTTTTCCGACTCGCCCGCCCCCGCGACCCGAGCGACTACCAGCTCCTCCACGCTGCGGACGGCAACCACCTCTACCTCGGCCGCCTCGCTTGGGAAGACTACCCCGCCACCGGCCCCGCCGAGGACTCCACTGCCTGGACTATCTACAAAATTTCCACCAACTCCGCAGGCGATGTCTCTTCGGAGCAATCCGCAGTCGGCGCGTGGTCAAACAAAACCAATCTCCAATTTTCTTAACCCAAAAATCCAAACACCATGATCGCATCCGCCCCATCCAGCATCGACTCAAAGCAATACGACCGCTACGCCCTCAACCTCATCATCTCCGGCAGCTATGACGGGGAAGGCAAGCCAGAGGCATCGGTCGTGATGAACCTCACCCCGCTCCGCATCGAAGACGGCATGGTCGAGACCCAGCCCGCCCACGCGAAATCCATCCGCCTCGGCTCGCTCGCTCACGCCGACGAAGCCACACTCGCCACCGTTGGCGCGATCCAATCCGCCCTCCAACAATTCATCGCCGCGAAAGGACTCTGAGCCATGGCCACAGCACGCGCTATCGCAAACGGCAACTGGTCCGCGACCAGCACATGGAACGGCGGCGTCCTCCCCGGTAACGGCGACACCGTATACGCCAATGGCTTCAATGTCACAATCAACCAAGACATCAACATCGGCGGAGCCAACAACCCCACGGTCAACGCTGGTTCCTTCGTCTCTGGTCAGTGGTATGAAATTCTTTTCGTCGGAACGACCTCATGGACCGCAATCGGCGCAGCCTCCATCACAGCAGGCACCATATTCCTCGCCACTGGCGTTGGCAGCGGCACAGGCACCGCCCGCGCTCTCGCCACGCTCACCACAGCCGCCAACACGCCCGCAGGCGCAGCGGCAGGCGGATCGTTTGCCATGTCCTCGCCCTTCGCCATCACCACCGACCTCCGCGCAGGCACGACGACCTGCTTGAGCGTCACCGGCGCGACCGCGCTCACACTCGACGGCCTGCGTCTCGTGGGAGGAACGGTTGCCTCCTCTCATGCCTGCAACTACGCAGGCACCACGACCTGCACGCTGGCCAATGCCACATTCACAGCAGGCGGCAGCGGCAGCGCCTTTAACAACGCCTCGACCGGCACGGTCAATGTGAGTTCAAGCTGCACATTCACAGGCGGCGGCGGCAGCGCGACCGCCTTTAACAATGCATCAAACGGCACGGTCAATGTCAGCGCGAGCTGCACATTTACAGGCGGCAGCAACACCTCCTCCGCTTTTACCAACGCCGGTGCTAACGGCACGGTCAATGTGAGCGCGAGCTGCACATTCACAGGCGCCGGATCTAGCAACCACGCATTCACCAATGCCTC